CAACGACATAAACGACGCTGAGCGTTGGATTACTGAGACAGTATCACCTACCCCAGCACCTGCAATTCGCGAGGTGACCGTAGGCAAGGCCGGTAAGGGCTACAACGTAGCCGTAAACGGCGAGGCGACTCGTACCTTCAAAACTAAGAAGGAAGCTGACGCTTATGCAAATACTGTTAAAACTGGTGAGCGCGTTGAGCCTGTTATGGCACCTACTCGCCGGTCCGGCGAACCAATTCTGGATCTAAGCAACGACAACAACATCGTTACTGAGATCCAAGGCTTGAAGGCTACTGATGCTGACGTAAAGAAAGCTCAGGCTACGCTCAAGGCTTTGGATGCAATTGCTAAAAAAGCTGTTGCTACTCGTAGCGGTACATCGACTGAAGTTGCTAGCAAGATCCGTAATCTGCTTGGTATTGACACCGTTGGAAACCAGCGCCTACTTCGCAATGTTCCACCAAACATCTGGAAGAACATGAGCATCTCGTTGAAGAACGAAATTGGCTATGGTCCATTCCAGTTCATCAATGAGCTCATCGCCAAGTCGCGTGATAGCCGAGTAATTGGTGAGTTGCTAAAGCTAGTTATGAACAAGAGACTAAGCAGTGGCAACACTATTGGTGCACTTTACGATAGCGGAGTTGTTTTCAACAAGCTCTCTAAAGACGGCTCAGTGCAAAAAGAAATCGTTGATGCTTTCAAGAGCATCATGCGTGTTGTTTCACGAGGTGGCGTCAAGGGTAAAGAAACCATATTTGGCGAAATCACAAAGCTTGCTGGCGCAAATGGTGAAGCTATTGCAAAGGCAATTCAGGAAACTGGTTTTCTTGACACGCTATCTGAAGAGTCTCTCAAAAAGGTCAACGAGATCCTGTCCGGGCTTGATGTTGCTGTAGAGCAAGTTAAGTACAACAACCTAAGCGAACTTATCGCTGGTATGCGCGATCAGCGTCACAATGTTGATAGCAAAACTTTGCTTGATCTACTCAAGCGCCTTGACCCAGACAATGCTGATATTGCTAAGGTTGAGCGCCTTTCAGAGGCAGATGCAAATACATTCCTAAGCAACATCTTGCTTGGCGAAGGTGTGCAGAATGCTGCAAAGACCCGTCGCCTGATCGAGCTATCAAAAGACCCGGACATCCTGCTAAAGGCAAAGGGTGTCGCTTATTCCGACATCGGTTCAGCGCTTATCATCAAGAAACTAAAGGGTGGCTATGGCCCAGAGGATGCAGCTCTAGAAGCTGAGAATGCGTTCTACAGTCGCCAAGCTGCTGCTGAGCGCATCGCTAATGACTGGGGCCTAGTCCTAAAGCAGAGCCGTGCTGACTCAGGCCAAGCTCGTTGGGCTACTGCAATGTCTACAGCACTTGATGCCCGCCTAGCTGACATCGTTCGCCAAATGAATGACCCTAATAGTCTTGAGCGTTTAACTACATTAGGCGATGCTGCTATTACTAACGGCCTAGATCCATACGTAGATGGCTCAGAGGCAATCCTAAAGTTGCAACTAAACCAGTATGTAGACACCAAGATCTTTGGTTCACTAAACGGTACTCTAAGCAAGCGCGACCTAAACGCTGTAAAGGGCGACAAGGAAAAGGTTCGCCTAACCGCTGAAGAGCGCGTAAGAATCAACGCTGATGACTATGACAAGGTTCGCGATGGCTTGCTTGCAACTATCGGTGGTCGTCCACGCATCAGCAAGGCTCGTGATGACATCGACTACCAAGCCAAGCTTGAGAACGAGATCTACGACAACCAAGCGCACTTTGTGTTCCTAGACAACGGCGACATCATGCGCGCCTTCTTGGATACCGATGCTGGCAAGATCATGGAGCAGGCATTTTACCCGGGGCAGCACTTCGGCTGGAAAAAATGGAATGCTGCTAACGACACCTTCTCGGTTGCAGGTGTTGACGACATGGTTCGTCGCATGATTGAGGTAAAAGAAGCTGACGGTATCTACGATCGCGAGGAGCTAATTGCTCGTGCAATGAGCCGTGCAACAGCTCAGGGTCAGCCTTCGGATCGTTTCGTAAAGGTGTACCGCCCAATCGCCGAGAACATGGTTGACCACTTGATCAATGATCCACGAGCTATTGCAGCTCTTGAGGATCTGCACAAGTCTCGCCTAATCGCAACTATCAACGACAGCTTCAACGGTGCTCAGTCCCTATCTGAAGACGTTTACAACACTTTGATCGATGGCTGGCGTGCAAACTACGCTGTTGGAAAGTCGCTAAGCGATGCTGAGCGCCGTGCGCTAGTCCGGGAGAACTTCCGCAAGTTTGTTTATGCTTCAGGAATTATGCGCCTAAAGGGTGGCGACGTAGCTGAAGCTGTATTCCGTGCAGCTGGTATGTCATATATTGACGGTGGCCGACTAAAGGACTTGGCATCGAAGCGTCCACACGCAACTATCAAAGACACTGAGATTGTCGACAACGAGGAAACTGTAGAATTCCTAAAGAACTACTACGCTTACCGCAACACCGAGCGCGCAGCTGAGGTCACACCTACTGGCCCAGTTGAGCCACAGATCATCGCCACAAAGAAGCAGCGTGAAAAGATCGAGAAGGATTACACCGAAGCAAAGCTTGCTTACGAAGAAGTTATGCGCCGGGAGCCAGATCTAGCAAACGATGCTGCTCGCAAGAAGTGGGAAAAAGACTTTGACAAGATCCAGTCAAAGCTTGATGACGTGCGCTACAAGGCTCGTCAGGTTGGCTACAACACACAGCACTACGTATTTGGCAAGTGGGTTGACTCTGCGGTTTACAACCAAGAGGCAGCGTTAAAGCTAGCTGAGCAGCAGAACCTACGCTACCTAGCAAGTGAAGCTGGTGTTGAAGACCGTGCTCGTTTCTTGGTTGATACTCGCCCAGAGTTGCCAAAACCAAAGAAACTAACCAAAAAGCAGCGTGAAGCGTTGCTAGCAAACTTCCGTGCACAGGATGAAGTTATCCAGCTACAGAAGCAGCAGGAGGCTATCGAGAATGCAGCTCAGGCCGTTGCAGATGACCTAGACGCCGGCAAGTTTGACGATCTAGGGCTATCAGAGGCTGAGAAGGGCCAGCGTGCGCTACAAGAAGCTTACACACGCTCGCTACAGGCTAACGAAATGGTCGTTCACGTCACCTATAACTCTCGTAGTGGTATCCGCAACAAGACTGTTCACGACAATCTAGCAGCTCGTACTGGTGAGCGTATCTACGGCCCATCAGGTCGTTGGAACACCGTTCAGCTAATCCACGAACGCGAATCTACTTCGATCAACCGTATTGCTCGTTTCGCTGAATACCTTGACGCTGTTCGCAAGACCTACACCGGTGTTGTAAACATGGAAGACTTTGCAACTGTCTGGGCTAACATCGTAAACGACATTGAGCTACCAGCCGGTACTCCGGATGAGCTAATTACTTTCCGCGATGACCTAAAGCGTGCGACAGATCTTTTGATCAAGAGCGCCGACACTAGCGAGCTAACTGCTATGGGACTTGATGGCAAGGCACTTGAGTCATCATTCCGCAAGTACGGCATTACTGAAGCCAAGGGCATCCCACCGTTTGGTGATAAGTCAAGCAGGGAAATGGTTGACTGGCTACGCACTTTGCCGTTTGCTAAGCGCCCGGCTAAGATCCTTGACGACACTGAAGAAGCTAGACAGTGGACTGCTAATGCAGCAGCGTTTGCTGAAAGCGGTGAAGACCCATTCCTAATCTTGACCCGCGTACTTGAGGCTGTAGAAATGGCTAAGGGTGAACGCACACTTGCACTTGAGTTCACTAACCGCTTTGGTTGGAAGGCTGCTGGCTTCAAGACCCCAGAAGCTGCCGTCAAAGCTGGCTGGGTAAAGATCAAGGGTGTTGGTGCCAAGGAAGGCGACCTAACCCAGTTCTTGCCAGAAGTAGAAAATGGTGCGCTATTTCCGCCAGAGATCGCTGAAGAATTTGGATCACTAGTCAGGGAATGGAACGAGCTATACAACAACCGCATGCCGGACTGGACTAAGACCATCATGGAAGTTCAGGGTTTCCTAAAGGCTACTCAAACCATTCTTCGAGCTGGTCACCACGTGACTAACTTCGTTGGTGACGTCGGTACTGCAATGATCGTTGGTGTTCGCAACCCGATCCACTGGCAGGCTGGTTGGCGCTTGACTCAGAAGTCTCGCTTGTCTCAGTCTGCTATCGGCGAAGCCGATCGTCGCTTGGATCGTTTGTTTGGTCGAGCATTCCGTGCATTCGACGGTGAAGGTAAGGCTTACCAGACCGTCAAGGATGGTCAGGAAACTCTACAGTTTGCGCTCGCCGTAGATGGCAAGTCAAAGCTAGTTGACTTTAGCGACGACGACATCATTAATATGTTTGAGCGTCGCGGTATTTTCATCAGCAACATCTTTGCGAACGACATCCAAGGTTTGGCTGACAACATCATCGCTGACACAGCAGGACCAGCAGCATCGGTTTACAAGAAGATCGGCGCACGCTTTACTAGCACCGCTCGTAAGATCGAAAAGCCTGCCGGTGACTTTGCAGCTTGGTATGGAAATGCAACTCGTGGAGCACACGCTCTAAAGGTTATGCAGTCTCAGGCATGGGCAAGCATTGACGATGCACTAGACGCAGCAGCAGATGCCGTAAACAAGTTCCACCCAACCGTTCAGTCGCTATCGTCCACTGAGCGCAAGTGGCCTCGTTTTGCATTCAGCTACTACACTTGGATCCGCGTTGCACACAACGCGATGGTTGACATGGCTCTAAACCACACAGCAGCCTTCACCTTCTACTCGAAGGTTCAGTACAACCTTGCAGCAGCTAATAACCAAGAGCCAGCAAGCTTTGGTCAGCCGTTTGCAGACAAGACTAAGTTGCCGGGCTACATGAGCTACTCAGTATTTGGTCCTACAACAACTGGCCCACGCGGTGGTTTGATCTTCAAACCAGCCGTCTTGCCACTTGACGTATCAGACTTCTGGAACATCACTATTGATCCACAGAAGACTATGGAGCAGAACGTGTTTATCAACACCGAAGCTGCTACTCGCACCCTAGGTAAGAGCATCAACCTGATCGTTCAGCCGGGTATCGAAGCCATTACTCAGACTGATCTATCAACTGGTAAGCCACTAAACATTGAAGGCGTTCGTGGCGTAGCTGACCAGATGATCGGAAACCTAGGCTTTAGCACCCTTCTAAAGGGTCTAAACCTTTACACACCACAGAACAAGTTGCCAGAGAACACTAGCAACCCGATTACTGATCGTGATCGCCAATTGAACCTACTCAACTGGATGACTGGTCTAAAGTTCCGTGATACGATGACTCCAGCTGACATGAAGAACGCTAAGAGCGAGCTGGCCCAGCGCACCAAGGAAATGTTGCTCGAACAATACAAACAGGAGACGAAATGAGCGATAACGCACTAGAAGTATCAGCAAAGATTATGTACATGACGCTAAATGGCGTTTATGGACTGCACGATCTGGCTGAATTTGAGCTTGAAGACAACGACAAGCCAGTAGAGGGTTGCAGCCACTGCACCGAGATGGCCAACATCAATAACCCAGATGAAGGCAATTGGACTGTCATTAAGTACCCATGTCCGACTGTAAGCATTCTGCTACACGACATGATCGAAGAGACGGATAAAGAAGAAATCCCAGCTGAATAGCTGGGATTTTTTTACTTCTTACGAGGCGGAATTCTGCCCTGTTCACGTAGCTTGGCAAGCTGAATAGCAATACCCTGCTTCTTAGACATGTAGTCACGCTTACCGTCTTTCATGTGGTAAGCCTGCTTATCAGTGAACTTAATTGGCAATTACTTGCCCATTTTCTTCTTTAGAGCCATGCGCTTAGCTTTTCTAGAGTGCTCCGCACTTTCGACTTTTTTGCTTTCGCCCATCTCGCCCATAGGCTTAAAAGCTTTCTTACTCTTGTGGTAAGGTTCTTTAGGTTCGTACTTAGCCATTATTTGCCCATCTTCTTCTTTAGAGCATCACGCTTAGCTTTAGCCTTCTTCTCAGCAGGAGAAAAGCCAGCGTTCTTCCAGTCCATCTTTGAACGAGTAGACTCTTCTTTTTCCCAGTAAGTCATTGGCTTAGGGGATGGTGATGGTTTCTTTGCCATTATTCACTCTTCTTCTTCTGAGCAGCCTTGTCAACTGCTTCTTTCATAATTGCGTTGACTTCATCGTCAGATAGCTCGCCGTCTCGTGCGTAGCCAAAAGAAAATGCAGCCAAAACACCTAGTACACCCATTGTGGCACCGAATAAGCCAGACTGGATCCAATCCATTCCGGCAATGTTTCCTGCGCCAAGACCAAGAATAAAGCTACCAAGCGCAAACGATAGAACGCGCTTAGTAGTCTTAATCTGCTTCTTAGTTGGCTTGATCATTTTTACTTAGCCTTTTTTGCTTCAGGCTTCTTTGCCACTGGCTCAGCGACAGGTGCAGCAGTCTTAGGTGCTTCGGCAGCAAGAACAGTCGCAGCCTTTGGGGCATCCTTCGCTGCAAGACGCTTGATCGCAGCAACAGGGTCCTGAACCCATCCATAGAACACCGAAGTTTCTTCCTTGCCACCACAGGTCATGTGCAGGTGAGCACCACGAGATGCTGATCCGGTGTTTCCAACTAGACCAACAACAGTTTCACCAGCAACAACCTTGTCACCAATGTTTAGCTTTGAGTTCTCGCGTAGGTGGCAGTAGCCCCAAGTGACGCCACGTGGGCAACGAACAACTAGAACCCAGCCAAGAACGTCTGACCACTTGTCAAGAACAACAGTCCCATCGGTTGCAGACTTGATAGGAGTACCAGCTGGCATAGCAAAATCAACACCACGGTGAGCGTTGGTACGTGGTGCTTCTTGGTTTCCGAAGTCGCCACCCTTTGGGATCTTGCTCTCTGGGAACGGTAATACGTAAGTCATAATTATCCTCTACTTAAAAAATGCAATTACTGCCGTCCCTAGGGCAATAATAGCAGAGATAGTGGCACCCTTGGCTACTCGCTGAGCCTCTTTGATATCCTTCACCTGAGTCTCTTGCTTGGCAGAATTGATCTCGAGATTACGCAAGCGATCCGGCACGTCAGCCAACCCATCTAGGCGCTCAAGGGTTCTGACCAGCAGTTTCTCGTTGTCGAGCTGCTTATCGTAAATCGTCTGTAGGGTGACTTTTACGTGTGGTTCGCTTGGTGTAGTCATTATGGAGTTCCGCCCTGAATGCGAGTTTCAAGGTTGTTTAGACGAGCTGTCTGAGTTGAGTTCAAAGAATCAATGCCATCTAGGCGAGTTCCATATGAAGTCAATGTTGCTGCCTGTGAAGAGTTTAGGCTTTCAATAGCTGTCAGGCGACCATCCTGAGTTGCATTCAGAGCTTCGATTGTTGTCAAGCGAGTGTTCTGAGTAGTGTTTAGGGTTTCGATCGCTGTAAGGCGAGAATCCTGAGTTGTGTTTAGGGCGTCAATGCCGTTCAGACGAGTTGTCTGAGTGGCATTTAGCGCTTCAGCAGAAGTAAGACGAGTATTAAGGTTTTGGCCCTCAAGCGTGTCAAGGCGCCCATCAAGTGCGACATCATAAGCCTCTAGTGAATCTAATCTGGTGTCATAAGCTACGTCAGTAGCTTCAAGCGCGGTTAGGCGAGAGTTCTGAGTGGTATTGATCGCCTCGATCGAGTCGAGTCTGGTATCCGCAGCAACTGCCTCAGCATCAAGCTTGTCGTAGTTCTCGTTGAATACAGCAGTTTCAAATGGCTGGTTAGAGCCCGGCACTGCCTTCTTTAGTCCGAGGCGGGTGGTGGTTGTATACGCCATGAATCAATCCTATTGTTCGTCTTTTACAACTGTCGCCTCAATAGCAATCGTAGCAGGTTCAGGCTCAGAAGTGGGCTCCGGTACGACAGATAGCGGAGATTGACCCTGTGCAAGTGCGATCAGCTCACGAGCAATATTACGCTTAATCTCTGGCTCGCGCACGTGTCGCAAAATGATGTCTTGGATCTGCATCAAGATCGCTGGCAAGTCAAGGTTCTGCTTAGCGTTCGGATCAAAGCGCCCGGTCAACTGGTTGACGAATGTAATCGCCTTCATGTCACCCTGCTGGATCAGCTGGCCCAAAGCAGCATCAGCCATCGGAATGTACTTCTTTAGGTTGTCCTCAGCCTTAGCTGACATAGCAGCTGCAAATTCTTTCTGGCGCATCCAGCCATCGATCTCAGCCAAGTTGATCTTCATCCGCTTAGCCAAGACTTGCGGTGGCATCATGTTGAGCGGGTTTAGATACGCTTGAAGGAAAGTTTCTTGCCGGAGCGTGAGATTTGGATTAGAAGTCGTCTTGATACCACGGTCAGACAATGCACGTTGAAGCTTCGATGAACTCCATACAAGCTCCACGTCTGACTTTGTAAGCTCGGCATCTTGGTCCAGAATAACTGAAGTTTCCAAGAATAAACCTTGCCGATCCGCAGCAACGGCAGCTGCCAATACACGCTCAAACAGTTCTTGCTCTTTAGTTTTGCGTTCACTTTCTAACCTGCTTTCGAATTTACTAATGTCCACGTGGTAAGCCTTCCAATGCAACTAGGTAGTCCGGGCTAAAGCCGTATTGCTCGAATGCCTTGAGCATCTTGCCCGACAAGCTATCAGGCATCACTTGGTACTTGCCGTTCTCGTAATCACGAACAATCGCAGGATTGATACGCAACAAACTCGCAAACGCTGTCTGGGTAGGTGCAATTTCTGATCTCCACTGCTGAAACGTCTTGTAATACTGCCCAAGTGTGTAAGGCGGTATCAGCATCAAGTTTTGTGCTGATGGTCGCAAAGAATTTGGCAAGGGCTTGTCTAACCATTCGGTAATCTCCTGACGTAATGACTGGGCCGAGATACCTAGGCTTGTCGCCAAGGTGCCGATCAGCTTGTCTGTGGGGTTCTGGGTTCTGCCATCCTCAATAGCTGTGAGAGCCGAGCGATGGATGCCAGCTAGGCCGGCCAACTTATTCTGAGACAGCCCTGCCTTTAGGCGAGCGACCCTTATTGGATGATCTGCGATACGAGCCATACCAGCGAGTATAGCAAAGTTAGTAGACAGGTATTGCAAATTCAATTTTTAGGGGTGCGTTGCTAGCTATAGGGGGACGGCTGGAATTGGTTCACAACATCAACTCTGCTGAAATTGTTATCGAAGCCGGGGGCACCCCCGCTCCCGGCTCACTCAGAAGGGATACAGAAATGCAGACAATCGACATCACCCCAACTAGGGAAGAGCACGCACGTGTCACCGCCTACATCTTGGCTAGCCACGCCGGGCTAAGCCCAGACTGGTTCGGTATCTATTGGGAATTGACTGGCCCGCAACAGGACGCCCTCTTTGCTACATACAATAAACTCCAAGCATTGAGCGCCGGGTCATTCAGTTGGTATGACCTGCCAGCCAGTCACAAGGCCAAACTAATCAAGTCGCTATACACCGCAATTCTGGACGAACTAAAGAAGGACTAACCAATGCCCTTGCCCGGCTGTATCCCCCTACAGCCGGGCTTGGGGGTCAGTTAGACCCACTAAATCAATGAAGGGAATCAAAATGTCAGAATCAATCACCGTGACCGGCCTAATCACCACCACACCACGCCACCTAGTCACCCAGGACGGCCTACCGATTACATCGTTCAGACTGGCTTCAAGTCAGCGCCGGTTCGATAAGAACCAGAACAAGTGGGTCGATGGCGAAACCAATTGGTTCACCGTGACCGGCTTCCACGAACTAGCAATCGGAATGGCAGGATCATTCAACAAGGGTGACCGCATCGTTGTGACCGGCAAGCTTCGCATCCGTGACTGGGACAACGGCGAACGTGCCGGGACATCGGTTGAGGTCGAAGCCGAATCAGCCGGGCACGATATCAGCTGGGGCACCAGCGTTTTCACCCGCACCGTGTTGGTTCGCTCCAACCGCAATGAGGAATCACCAGTAAACGCATAGCACCAACGACCTGAGCAAGTCGCTAAACTGCTCAACCCCCCTACCGAGTAGAAGGGACGGCTGGAATGGTGCGGTGTTGCACTGTTCGGCAAACTATAACCATCGCTAACAACCGCTAGCGATAACCGATAAGTCTGAAGGGACTAATAACATGAGTACTATCAACATCGACCTAGCAACCGCTAAGTCAATTGCTTCACTAATCAACATCGCTTGCAAAGATAAGTCTGCCACTCCAGTACTGGAGCAAGTCCGTTGCACGCTATTCAGCGACGGCATGCTTGTTGCCGTGGCAACCGACCGCTACGCGATCGTTAGCGCTAGTTATGAGCTTGATTACTCAGGCGAAACCATCACCTTTGGAATCACTCATGGCGTCGCTAACTTCATCAGTCGCTTGAAAGCGCCGAAGGGCATGAACCTTTATGGCACCATCGAGCTGAACGACGACGGCTACACCATGCAATTCAACGGCCAAGCCATCATCGCCCGCCACGTGCAGGGCAATTACCCACCGGTAGCTGAGATGGTTGCTAAGTGGCAACGTGGCACTGAAGCAACCCCGGTTGAGCTCTCAATAACCCTACTGAGCCGCCTAACCAAGGTTGTCGATCGACTAGGTAAGAAGCTCGAAGATTGGAAAATCGAGCTCGGCAACAGCGACAACCCAAACAAGCCGGCACCAATTCGCCTAACCCACGGCACCTTTGCCGCGATCCAGCAACCAAGGATCATCCGATAACTTGTCCCTTCAAGCGTCCTGAGCATGACGTAAAACTGCTCACTAAACCTACCGGCTAGAAGGGGACGGCTGGAATTGGTGCGGTGCTGTGCCGTGCCAGAATTGAACCGTGCCGGGCACCGTGCCCGCACAGAGAGGGACAAATGAGCACCGAATTTTACAAGTCATACACCGAATCGCTTGCTGCCTTTGCACGTGCTTCACGCGCCGAGCACGCTTCGGGATACCGCTTCGAGGACACAATGGAGCGCAAATACGAAGAGGGCTTTGTGGACGCAATGAGGCACGCTTTCATCCTCTTGACCGGCTCAGAGCCGGACGCAATGCAATACGAAACCTCTTGCGAGGACGCCGAATGCGCTGGCGACTGCAATTCGAACTACTGCGAGAACTACGTAATGCCGTGCGACCACGACAACTACAGCGAGAGCCCTGCCGTTTGCTCTGAGCACGGCGACGAAGCCGACTGCTGGGAGATGATTTGCGACAACTGCAACCAAGTCCAACTTCACGAAACCGGCGAAGACGGTCAGACACCGAAGGCTGGGCGGGTGATAAGCCTCTCCTAGCCCCTACAAGCCCCAAAAGCCCCGCTAGCCCCCTCTAGCGGGGCTTTTGGCTACCCGGGGCAGGCAGATCGGCTAGAAGGGGACGGCTGGAATGGTGCGGTGCTGTGTGGCGTGCTTGGCTAGCAGGGCGATCGGGGCTTGCCCTAATCGCAGGGTTGCTAGACAACCCCCGCTTTACTAAGAAAAGTAAATTTTTCAGTGTGAGCGGGGCTGTTTGGCTAGCCAATTCTTGTTATCAAACTGTTATCTAAAAATGTCATAAGTTGCTAACTAAGCCACTAGGCTACTAATCGCAACACCTAACTAACCCTGAAAGGATCCACGCAAAATGGCTACAAAACTAGAAAAGCAAGAAGACCTAAAGTCTGCCCTAACAATGCTTGAAACAATCCACGCCGATCTAAAGGCGGGCGGGTTGCTTTCGGTGATCATCAAGCACACAAGCGAATCTAACTTGTCTTACCGCTACGACGTTAGGCTTTACACCGTCTACAACGACAAGGTTCAGTCCTATTACCTAAACTGGACTTTTGCGACGCTTACAGGCAAAACACGCCACGCTAACGGCGAGGTAAAAGGATCGGGTATCGGCTTTGACCGTGCCCACGATGTCGCCTATACTTTCGAGCTTTTGTTCAAGCAACACGGCCTAGAGGATCTAGGTTTGCCACGCTATGAGGGAATCTTCTAATGACTATTTACAACACAAAAGACGACGCTTGGCAGGTTGTTGTTGATAACCGCCTACAAGGCCACCAGATCACCGTTAGTTTTTGGAATGGCGACGATTTCGAAACCCGCTACGACGCTTACGTAATCGCCGACAGCCTTTATGAGGGCATAACCGACGCTTTACAGATAGCGGGTATGGACTGGGACACCGCCGAATTTCAAGTGAACGAATGGGGCATTACCCGCCCAGATGACGGCGACACCTGCCAAACCTGCGGGGATCTCATCGCCGGATCTAACCCATTTTCAACCCATTGCGACACCTGTTTAGAAAGGATCAACTAATGAAAGTCAAAGAACTAATCGCCTATCTAGAAAAATGCGATCCCGAAGAGATCGTGATTGGCAACCTGTTTACTGCCGACGATCTGGCAGACAACGAGATCGGCACACCTACGCAAGAACAAATGGGCAGTATCCAAGCCCGCTACTGGCAAGACGGAACAACCAAAGACACAATCAACTGGCTATCTGAGATAGCCCTAGAAGAAATGGAAAACAACTAATGGGACTAGACATGTATCTTGAGGCGCGCAAGTATGTTTCGCGCCACGATCTAAGCAAGCCTTACGATCTGGACAAGGGGTTCACCGAGTCTGACGAATTCGCCCGAATTGTAGAATCATTACCGCTAGGCCTTGAACTTTACGGCGAATCCGGTATCTCTATCGGTGTCAATGTCGCCTATTGGCGCAAGGCCTACGCTATCCACGATTGGCTAGGCAATGAGATCGGCTACGAATCCGGCGAGGTCTGGGTTCCTAGAGAGATCCTTAGCCAATTGTTATCCAATGTCCGAGAGGTGTTAGCCGATCATTCGAAAGCGTCGCTATTGCTACGAGATAACAGCGCATTCGAGAAAGATCGTTATGACGATTGGTATTACAGCCAATTGGAATACACCGAAAAAGCTTTGGCGCACCTGCTTGACCGTGAGGCCTACGAGGATCTTTCTTTCTACTACAACGCCAGTTGGTAAACGTAGATGATGTGCCTAGCGTGCGAATGGAATCGCCCAAATGTTACGTCGGTGTCTGCTTGCCCCAAATGCGGAAAGATCGAAGATCTGCGAAACAGCCCAAAAAATAACCGGTTCGCTAGTAAAGCACCTACTCATTACTCAACTACTATTGAGTAGATGATGAATGAGTAGGTAGTTTCTTAAGATCAGAGTAAGATTTTCAAAAAACTTAAAAAGTGCCCTGATTTATCAAGGTTTTTTTTGAGCAATACTCACTTACTCAGCTTTTTTGACTAAAAAAACACTAAAATAAACCGAGTAGTAGGTGAGTTGAACTCACTTACTCACAACCAAAAACAACCCCTAAACCGAGAGAAATGACACATCTTGACTATTTTTGACCCAACCTATGGCGAACTACTTTCCGCCAAAGAGGTGTCCGAAGCGACAACTCTAACGATGAATCAACTCCGCAATTGGCGCATGCCTAGCCGGTTAGACAAGGCACCTTTTGGTGTTGTCTACATCGGAGCAAGTCCGTATTACCGCAAAGCAAGTGTCCAGAGGTGGCTTGAACAGAACGAGGGATCCAATGTTCGTTATGTCCCTGCCGGCACCGATCTGGAGATCCCGATCAACGAGTCTGTTGCTCAGGACAACGAGAAAGCCAAAGCACTACGCACCATAGCCGAGATCAACAGCGAAAACGCTTATGACGTCTGGTATACCAAGTTCAACAAGATGAACCCTGAGCTTGCTATGTCTGAACAGCGCAAGCACGTCGAATGGTGGAGCAAAGCCACTGGCAAGCCAAGCGAGGGTGTTGATCGTGTGCCACCGATGATGGCCTATGAGAGCCCGCAATCGAGCGAGGTCTTCTTCATCGGCTTTACTCTGGCTATGCGCTCAGTGCTCAACCAGATCCAGAATCTAGGCCTAACCGATGAAGAGATCATCTCGATCCCTGTCGGCGATGTCCCACCAATCAAGAAATAACCACTGAAAGGAACCGAAATGAGCAAGCAAGAATACAAAGTCCAGCGCAAAGTTATTGCGTGGGAAGAGATCACCGTCGAGGCCACCAGTTTCAAAGAGGCCAAGCGTATCGCCTGCCTAGATGAAAACATCTATGACTGGGAACTAAAGGATGAATCAGAGCCAACCAATGACTTCTGGGTTATGAACACCGAGACTGGCGAAGAGGAGCTTTTCTAATGGGCAACAACCACGTATGCGCCAGATGTAATACCCCTGTCGAGTTCAGTGATGTATCTGAGGGCTATTTTGCTACCTGCCCGAATCACGATGAAGATCTGTATGAGTTCGAGACTAGGAAAAAGATCAAAGAGTATGACATCAACCTATGGACTGACGGCTACGGCGACATCAAGGTGTCTGCCTACCAGATGTATGTAGATGATAAAGGCCTACAAAACACCGACACACAGCAATACAGCACTTACACCTTTACAACCGATGATGTAGAGAACCTGAGTGCTATCTGGAGCGAGCTCGGCTACACCTATGAATTCGGGGATCCGATAGATGACTGGGATGTAGACGGCGCGGGCTTGAACCTGCCCGCCAAAGTCAAGCAATGGATCAGCGATTTGCCTATGTATGAACTGGAGGATCTTCGATGAGCGAGACACCTACCTACTCTTACTGGGTTGTCGAGGTCAATCACGACACCGGCGAGGCTCAGATTGACCACGACGCCACCAACTTCTGGATCAGTAGGATCTTTGAGCCAGAGTCCAATGTCATGCGGTTCCCTGAGAACGAATCGGGTTATGCCGAGCGTGAGACCATAGAGATTGATCACGATGACCTAGACAGTCCGTATGACTGGGGTCGCCGGATCCTTGATAAGAAACTAGCCAAGTAAAAGAAAATGCCCAGAGCCGAGACCCTGAGCATTTTCACCAACCTGAAAGGAACCGAATGAGCAATTCGATCGGGCAACCACGCCCAACACCAGTAAAGCACAGAATAGTCAAGCTAGGCAAATTACTTGAGACAGTAATTATGGGTCTTGGTGTGGCTCTCGGAGTGGCATTCATTCCGGTGGCGATCTGGGCCGAGGGAGATCACATTTTGATAACACATCGGCTCGGCCTATTGTCTATTAGCGTGGCGTTGATTACGCTGTCTAGTGGCCTATACATTGTGAGGAACTATCGTGGCTCGATCAAGTAAGGCTAGGGCATTAGCGAGTATCATCGTTGAAGCTCTGTCTCGTAATGGGTGGGAGAAATACTCCGGCGACAACCCTGAGTTTCAAGGTGCTTGGATCTCGGAAAATGTCGTAGCATTCTTCTATCATTCAAGAGACATGAAACGCATGTATCACATCGAGCTGTGGCAGGGCTCGGATGGAAAACACACCGGCTTCATCCATGAAGACGAACTAGAAAAATTCATAGCAACAAATCAAAAACCAACCAACCTAAGAAAGGTAAGAGGATGAACACTCAGGAACTAAACGAGCTAATTGCTCAGGCTAAGAGCACGCTGATCACCGGCGAGCCAAAGGCAACCAAGGATGAGGCTAAGCAGGTCGAGGCAGTAGATCCGATCCTAGCCAACGAACTATTGGCTGAGCGCCAGCACCTACACGATCAGATCAAGGAGCTCACCGCTCGCAAGTCTGAGATTGATGACATCATCAAGGATGCCATCGGCAAGAACGATGATCTCACCGTCAACGGCGCTGTTGTCGCTTCTATGACCCGCTGGCGTCAGACCGAGCTAGTCAAAGACTTCATTGAGGAAAACTTTCCGCTGAAAGATTACCCAGAGATGTATAAGCGAGTTTCACGCTCACGCTTGGACATTCGTAAGTAAAGATGCCGAGCGTCTATGAGAGGTGCTCATGCGGAGCCGAGATGGATCTGCGTGATGCTCACTACGAGCAATGTAAATGGCTTGTAAAGCAATGGCGCGATGCGCACAAGCATGAGCACTTCCCAGACGCGGATCCAAGCACACACTTTGCGATTGACTCATCCCGCAACGAATTACCTATGGGCTTTACTAGAGGTATGCGTAGCGAGACCGGCGATCCAGAGCCTATCGGGGATGACCCAGAAGAAAGAAGAAGAAGACGATGAGCCCTTACGTATGGATCACTGAGACTAGCGGGCGTAAACGCTATGTTGATGATCAATGGCTGAACCCTTGTCGCAATTGTGGCAAGCGGATCTCGGTATGCCGGGAGAACAATTGCCTAACCGGCAATGAGATCGAGCCAGCTGAGGATCTTGGATGCTCTAGCTGTAATTCTATGACCGTGAGCGCCTGCCACTGCGACAACGACTACGAGTCATCAGTCGGCAAATAAACCAACCAACCAAAGGAGACCAAATGTTTTTCTGCGAGCAATGCGAACACTACTATCCAATGATGGAGATGAGTGAGAACGTGTCAGCCACCTGCCGATACTGTGAAAAGTATGTCTAAGATCTTTGACACTGTTCTTTACGATTACCAAAAGGTTGCCGCTAAGAGGATCGCTGAACAGAAGCGATTGCTCTTGGCGGATCAGCCGGGGCTGGGCAAGACCCTTGAGGTTCTTGGTGGACTTGAGTTAGCCGGGCGATTAGAGTATCCGGGCAACATCCTGATCATCACACCGATCATCAACGCTCAGACCACTTGGAAAGATTCGATCGAACGCTGGGTGATGGTGGGCAACCACAACGTCCAGCTGATCGATCTCTCACGCGGATCATCAGCGCAGAAGTCTAAGCGCATGGCAGACATGAACGGTCAGATGGTCAGCATCATCTTAGCTAACCACGATGCGATCTCACGTGTGCCTGAACTTATCGAGTATGAGTATGACGCAGTGATCATTGACGAAAGCCACATGGTGCTACCGATCAACGATCAGCGTAAGCTCACCAACTTCTGGAAAGGTTTAGCTAAGCTTCGTATCCCGGAGCGAGCGATCCGTGTTGCCGTGTCCGGAACGCCAGATCGAGGTAAGTTGGAGAACCGCTTTGGCACTTGGCGCTTCTTGGCACCAAGCGATGTCGCTACCAATCGTTGGAATTGGCTTGAGGAAAACTTTCACATCATCGAGCAAAAGGTTTCACGCACCCGCACGGTCAAGCAAACAGCTGGGCTGAAGAACGCTGCCCGGTGGGCAGCTATGGATCAAGAACTTATGCTTCGCCGGACTAAGGCTGAAGTAGCACCACAACTACCGCCTAAGCGTTATGTAGACGTCGAGGTCGAACTTACTAAGGAGCAACGCAGTGCCTATCGAGCCCAGCAAGAAGAGTCGTCGGCGAAACTATTCGACGCGCGAATTGAAGAGAAAGAGTCTGGTGAAGCGATGGTCTTCGCCATCCGTGCCCGCCAGCTATCTGCTTGTAGTTGGAATACTACCGAACGTGGTTATGAGCCAGTGGTGGGTGGGCCGAGTGCCAAGTTGGATTGGCTTCTTGAGTTTTTTGCAGAGCGTGGTTTTCTGGAGCACGATTCTATGGCTGATAACAATGCCAAGGTTGTCATCGCGTCGCAGTTCTCGAAAGTCTTACACTGGCTCAAGGCGGAGCTAAGTGCCCGTGGGATTACTGCTGCTGTTCTCGATGGTGCTGCTTCTGATGCTGCTCGTGTTGGCATTCAAAGAGATTTCCAAGACGGCGATCTACGTGTGGTTTTACTTAGCGGCACTATGGGTGTTGGTATCAACCTTGACGCTGCTGATGATCTGATTATGTTTGATTCACCTTACGATCCGGATCGTATCGAGCAGATCGAAGACCGAGTGCACCGTGTATCAAGCAACCACAAAGTCACGATCTGGAATGTAATGGCTGCTGACACTATCGACCAAGCAATTATGGAAACAGTATCAGAGCGCTATCGAACCACACGTGGACTTATGGATGGCCTTCGTGGCGTCGAGTTTGCACGCAAGGTAATTGGAATTGTTAGAAAGGAAAACAAATGAGCAAGATGAATGTCTATTGCATGCACTGTAGATCAGGTCAAGCGGTGAGCAACATCCACCAAGCTGAGGAATGGGCGATCGATCATCGTCACCCAGATGCCTACGCTTTACGTGGATCTCACCTGCACGTGCCTAAACGATCATTGCTAGCACGCCTAAGAGAGTGGTTAGGTCTATGAATAGACGCGAGCGCAAAGCTTTCGAAGAGTATCTATTTACTTTGGCCAGTGACTTCTCGGTGAAGTCGAAGGTGTGTTTGGTCGAAGGTTGTGAATCAAAAACTAAATGTCGCAACCTTTGCTCCATCCATTACCGACACATGAACCGAGCGTTTGGTCCGATGATCAAACATCGAGATCCGGATCTTTATGTCGGCGTGCTACCGCCTTACGCAAAGCGCCCGCCACACTGTATCGGTGATGACAACACCTGTCAGCTCCGGGCTGTTCAGCGTGGGTTATGCACCCCGCATTGGAGTAAATACAAAACAGCTAACGGCATGAACCGTCGACCAAACCTAAAGACCATTGATCCAGAGGATCTATGGGAATACATCAAACAGCAAGGTACACTAAACAAATGAATTTCATCAAGATCGAACCGAACCCTTGGCTCCAGTACGGCGCTAAGGTGCCACTTGCCGACACCAACATGCAAACCATCGAGAAGGCTCTCAACACCTTCTTGAAGGATAACGGCATTCTATTGAACCGCATTGCTTACGCATGGTCGAATGAAGACGGCAAGTTCAGGATCGTTAATAATGAAAATGGGACAGTTATTGCCCGGTGCTCTATTCAAAATGTCAGAGCCAAGGTATAGACTAAAGACCCCAGAGACGAGAGACAAATGCCAGTACAGATTCTAGACGTTGCACCGTCGTCCTATACGGTCGATGACCAGCGAGCTTATGACGCAGCCCACACTTGGCTGAGACGTATACCTGAGCTCTTCATTACCGCGCGTTCCCTTCAGCGCCAGATCGGTATCAGCGAAGTAGGTTCAGATTGCCGTAAGTGTGTAGCACGCAAGCTCGCATTGGTATACAAGAAGCCGGATGGTTCTTGGTTTCCATTTATTGGGACGGCGGTGCACGATGCTCTGGAGAAGGGCTTTGCCGAGCGTTGGCCTGATGAATACAAACTCGAGAACCGTCTTGACGTTCACAAATACAAAGACTTGGATCTTGGTGGATCGTGTGACATGGCTTGCCTTGTTGAAGGCGTGCTGATCGTAAACGATTGGAAGATCGTCGGCGAGCGCAAACTAAAAGAAGCAGCTCGTGGCAAAGTCACATCACAATACCGAGTGCAGGCTATGCTTTATGGTTATGGCTGGGAACAAAAAGGCGAGACTCCAACACACGTCGCGCTTTCATTCCTGCCACGCGACAAAGACCTAGCAGAAGCTCAGGTCGTTATGATGCGCTACGATAAGCAGGTTGCTCTCGACGCCATCAAAGAGCTTGAGAAACTAATCGACATTGCAGAGATCATGGGCTGGAATGCCGTGATCCAGAAACAACCTAAAGCTTCTTTTTGCTTCGACTGTAAAAAGTATGAGCAAGAAGAGGACGGCGATCTATCATCGCTTGTCTAACCAATAAAAAATAAGAAAAGAGAAAAACACTAATGGATATTTCAACCGCACTACCAAGCATGGACGACCTACTATCAGGAAAGTCTGTGCCGAGCATTTCGTTCAAAGACGCAAAGATCGGAACATCATATACAGGAACCATCACCGACGCTGAGGTTGCTCAGGTTCGTAACTACGAAACCGGCGAGCCAGAGTTCTGGGAAGATGGCAACAAGAAAGTTCAGATCGTCGTCACCTTGGCAACCGATTATGCTGACCCATCATCAGAGGATGATGACGGCACCCGCAAGGTTTACTTGTTCGGTCAGAAGCTTGCAGCTGCTAAGGCAGCACTAAAGGCTTCAGGCATGAGCAAGCTAGAGATCGGCACCAAGTTCACTATCACTTTCGAAAGTGAAAAGCCAGCATCGAACAAGAAGTACAACAACGTAAAGGTCTACTCAATTACTCTGGAAAAGGGTACATCGAACCCGGGCGTTGATGCTCTATTGTCTGCTGGAGCCAAGGAAGTAGCTGCACCTGCTGGGTCTGGTACACTTACAGATAAGCAGATTGCAACTATCAAGGCTCTGAGCGAAGGCAACTTCACCGATGCCGAGATTGCAGAACAGCTAGGTCTTGACATCAAGGCCGTTGTAAGCGTCACTGCATTCTAAGTTAAAAAGAACTGGGGTGTGTAAGCGATCCCCCACCCGCTTACACACCCCTCATAAAATTTGAGAGGAACAACATGGCATTGACCAAGCCATTCCAAGAACTACTAGAGAGACTAGGACGAGATGCAAACGACAGCGTCGTCGTTTGCTATCAATCTGCCAAGCAAGGTTTTCGAGTACGCTCAACCAAAGTCCAGCACGCTGACTCGATCGTAGAGGCGCTAAGTGATCTTGAGTGCAACGTCTGGTTCGAGATCAACCCATCATCATCCAACGTCCGAGCCAAAGCCGATGACATCACACGCCTCGCTGCTGTTTGGATCGACATCGACTACAAAGACTCCGGAGCGCAAAGTGAAAAGAATGCTCAAGAACTTATCGAACTACTGGGTACTCTTATTGGTGTTGGCCCTACTGCCGTTGTACATTCGGGGCATGGGCTACAGCCTTACTGGGCCATTGATCCCGAAGACGACATCACACCAGAGCAAGCTTCGGGCTTATTGGCTCGCTGGGGTGGGTTCGTTAGGTGGATGGCTGCTTCCCAAGGCAGTCAGCTTGACTCCGTATTTGATCTCCCACGCATTTTCAGGGCGCCCGGGGGAACTAATTACAAAGACTTGGCTAATCCGGTACAAGTACGTGTAGATTTCCCTGATCAATGGCGTCCGGTTTCTTATGAAGAGCTTGATGACATTCTTGTAGCACACGGTTTCGCCAGCGTTGTCACGATGCCTAGCGACTTCGAGCAGGTATCTGCCAGTTCCGAATGGAAATTTGCGGTAAGTGACTGCAACTTCGTGGCTAATCTATTCAGCTCGGTCAAGCCAACCAACGGCACACCTAAGTCACGCCACGGTTGGTTGCTACAGCAATTGGTCAAGATCAACGCAGCGCACCGCAACGGTTGCATTACAGAAGATTCAGCCAAGCTACTTGTTCAGGCCTTAGATCAGAGCTTTAGAGAGTTCTTGAAGCAGGCTCCGGCTCGTGAGATGAACCCGGGTGAGATCCACTCAGGAAACCGCTGGGCGATTGCACGTGTCGAGGCTATGGGTGAGCGTGAGCTGTCCCTAGAACTTCGCAACCATTTCCACGATGACAGCTACATGGGCAACCCTTTATCAGCACTCGACGAGCCAGAGGTTAGGGATGACTACTCCCGGGCAGAGCTCGCCGACATTTACGAGGACTCCTACAAAGTCTATGGACAGACCGATACTGCCAATGCCTATCGCCTGATCCACTTTATGCAAAAAGAATTTATCTATGTCACGGATGTCGGTTGGTACAAATGGGACGGCACCCGCTATGTTTTAGATAAGGATAAATCTATTATCCAGAAGGCTATCGACGCAGCAGACTTCTGTCGTTATACAGCGGGGGATGCAAACCAGCAAAAGTGGGCTGCTGCTTCGCAGAATAAAGACAGGCTACAAAATGCGATCACAATTGCTGGGACCGATTCACAAGTTCTCGTCTCCACGATCAGGTTGGATGCGGAAGCGAATGATCTATGTACTCCTGCGGGGATTGTCAATCTCCGAACAGGTGAAATTCGTCCAGCTGTTAAGAACGTGGATTTCAACACACGCCAAACGTCCGTCGCTCCTAGTGCTATGGCAACTCCGATGTGGCGCAGTTTCTTGGAAGAAGTCATCGAGGACGAAGACAGAATAAATTACGTCCAAGAGCTCTTTGGTGCAGCTCTTTTTGGCGATTCTCGTTTCCATGTTCTACCAGTATTTGTTGGTACCGGAGCTAACGGTAAGTCAACAATCATCGACGTCATGTCAGGGATCTTGAACGATTATGCAGCAACGATGCCAGAAAACTTCTTGCTTGACACAACAGGCAATGCACACCCAACAGACATCGCACGTCTTCGCGGTGTTCGCCTTGCTGTAGCATCCGAAACTAGACCTGACGGTAAGTTCAACGAGTCTCGTGTCAAGATGCTTACCGGTGGTGACACCTTGTCAGCTCGATTTATGGGCCAAAACTTCTTTGACTTCAAGCCAACACACACGCTATTCATGGCAGTAAACCACTTGCCAGAAGTAAAGTCCGGTGGCGATGGTTTCTGGCGTCGTCTACGTAAGATCGATTTCCGTAAGACAATTCCGGTTGAGCGCCGTAAAGAAAACTTTGCACAGCTTCTAGTCCAAGAAGAAGGCCCGGGCATCTTGCAGTGGATGATCGAAGGTGCCGTGCGCTTGACTAATCAAGGCTTCAACGAACCTGCTTCAGTGATGATGGCTACCCAGTCTTACCGTCACGAAGAAGATCACTTGGCTAAGTTCATCGATGAGAAGATCATAGTGTCAGACACTTCAAGCACAACCAAGACAGCCTTGTTCAACACTTATCGAGACTGGTGCGCCGAGAACGGTGAGAAGCCGATCACACAGAACGCTCTCAACCGTGAGATCAAGGGTCGCCTTGGAGTTCGTGAGTCGGACTCGATCGGCTTCAAGATGTTCATCGGTATTGACATCATGCGAATTACTTCAAACAACCAAGATGCCAGCATCAAAGAGATCATGGGCATAGAGGATAAAGATGAGTATTGGAAACGATAATCCCTGCCTAGCTTGCCGTGTTGATTTTCACAACGAGTGCGAGCTTGGCTGGGTCGAGGATGCTACTGAGCCTTGTTGCTGTGGTGGCGAAGTTGTCTTCGACATGGCAGGGAATGTACGTACATCAGAAACAACAGCAGATTTTATTGACGGAAAGGACGTCGACGGTGGATACCTTGGCGACACTCACACAGGCACCAAATCGCTTGGAGATTACAAAGACCCTATCTCAACTGGCCGTAAATTCGCAGCTCAAGTCGCACCAATTGACGTGGGCACCATCTGCGAATGGGCTGGCCTCGCGCGAGCTGGTGGCGGAGTCAGACCGATTGTGGGCTGTGTTGGAAGACCAGCTTCAGATCGCCACCATGGCCCTGACAAGAACACAATGAACAATGCGGTGGGCACTAATCTACATCGCATTTGTGATCACTGTCACAATACTTGGCATGCGCTAAACGATCCGGAATACGGCGAGCGCCCAGATCACACTAAACCTTTTATTCCTGCCGGTGAGTTTGGCGTAGATTGGTTCGCTCACGATCCAGTCACGAAGGCCACAACCGAGCAGATCATCGAAGCGGAAAAGAAACGCTTAGATAATTAGAGTTGCTGGCATTGGTCAGTCAGCATAAAGCAAACCCCCTACATTGAGGCGTAGGGGGTTTTCTTTATTTAGCTGAGAACTTGTTTCCTCGGAACCAAGCGATGCCCTCGTCGATCTGTACGAGCTCATGGAACTCTTTGCCCGATTCGTCGATCGTGGTGACTAGGACTCCTTGTTGCCAGTTTTCGTGGTATCTGACGGACTGTCCGTCGATGCCGGTTGATCCGTTGACGCTTGGAACAGCTCCATCAACTCGGCATAAACATCCCGGTGATACCGCGACAGACTTGATAGCTCCGTCTCGGTCAAATACAGTTTTACTCTGGATTTCGAGTCGGTGTGCGTGTCCGAAGATGGTTGAGATGTGTGGATCTGCGTTTGTGTAGGCGGCAGCAGTCGAGCCATTAGAACGTGCTTTATTTCCGTGGACAGCTCTGAGCGTTTTACTAAGCCAATAAGCTCCTGCCGGATAAGCGTCGATGTATTCGACATTTATTTCATCCAATCTAAGAAGGTAAGGAATAGACATTACTGGGAGTTCGTGCGAGTTAGCACGCTTCAAGCCCCACGCAGCAGCTGCGTTGATGCTTATAAATTTCTCAAGTCGTCGATCGTGATTTCCTTCGATGAGAACGATCTCGGCAGCGTCTCCAGCAGCAGCTCGTTGCTGTTGTAGAAAGAGATGTCCTCGGTCAAAGGCCTTCTGTGTTGTACCAGCGAACGCAGCTTCTTGTTCAAAGCGACCAAACGTCGGTAGGTCAAGAAAGTCTCCCAGATTGATAACGCCGTCAACACGATCATTATCAGCAACCCAAGAGACAATTTGCAGAGCCACGTCCATAGCTTTTTCATCATGGAAGTCGCTCCACTTTTCGTCAATAAAGCGGTAACCGATCTGAGGATCTGGGAGTGAGATAAAGACGCGGTGCTTAGTCTTAGGCTTCTTGTAAGGCTTAGGCGCGGTGATATTGACCGGTCTTGCTTCATGGACAGGTTCCCACTTTGGCTGAGGCCTTAGATCACTTAGTCTTTGCACAAGCACAACGCTTCGCTCGGTGACGCCAAATTGGCGTGTCTGAGACGGCAAAGCCGTTCTCTGACAGGGCTACAGCCAGAGCTGAGCTAGTCCAGCGTTCATCCGCTATATAGCCAAGCACTGCTTCAGCATCTTTTTTATCTTTTAGATCCGCGATCCGTTTCATTAGTGGACACAGAGCTTCTTTTACAGGCGGTTGTAATCCTTGCAACATTACAGGTCTCCTTTCAAGTGACAAACCCAGCCTAGCAAACGCTTAGGCTGGGTTGTCAACTAAATTTCAGAAATTATTCTGCTGGAGCTTCGATCGCTGCTGGCTCAGAGATGATCTCTACTGGAGCCTCTACTACCGGAGTCGCAAATACGTCAGCAACGCTGTCGTAGGTGTCGCCAATAGCTGCGTACTTGCCACGGATGTTAGAGTTGTAGCTTGTCTGAATCCATGTTCCCTCAAGGCCTAGCGAGTTTAGGTAGGCCTCTCCGTTAGCTTCGTGTTCGTTGTCTACAACAACAACTTGAGTGACGATGCCGTCTTCGATTTTTGCAAAGTGTGCCATTTTATTTTCCTATTCCTAAAGAGCTGACCAATATTTGATGATGCAGATACCTGAGCCACCAGCACCACCTGCGCCAGCAGATCCATCGTGCATACCACCACCACCACCACCGCGGTTTGCTGCACCAGCAGTAGGGCCATATGGTGCCCAGCTTAGTCCACCGTTTCCAGCGTTAGGACCACCATAGCCCGGCATAAAGTTGTTGTCTGAGCCACCGCCACCACCTGCGCCAAAACCATCTCGACCTTGGTTTCCGCTTTGGTTGCTAGTTGCGTTACCATTTGCGTGACCCACGGTACCTTGGACCACCAAAGTAGACCTAGTGTCCCAGAGTGTTGAATTTGTATACAGTGATGGATAACCTATGATTCCAGCACCACCACCACCACCAGCTTTACGTGATGCGCCTGAGCCTCCTCCTGAAGCAATTCTTATATTGCCACCTCTACCAGTGTCGCTACCGTTGCTAGAACCGCCACCGCCACCGCCCAATGATGTCGCTAAGGAGCCAAAACTGCTTGCGCTACCGTCGCCACCCCAGCCCGGATTGTTCAAACCACCAGAACCTCCACCACCAATTGTCACGGTGTAGCCGGTATTAGGTGTCACTGGAAAGCTAGCCTGTAGAACTCCGCCACCACCTCCGCCTCCGCCAGAGTTTCCTGAAGCGCTTCCGCCTCCACCGCCTCCACCGCCAACAAGAACGATATCAACACTTGTTACGTCAGCGGGGGCTGTCCAAGTTTGAGTTGACGTAATGAACTCAGTCTTTTGCCATCTTGCAGCTGGTGCAGCACCACCAATTACTGAAATTGCCATTAGCTAATCTCGCTTCCGAATGCCATAAAAGTCAGAGCGTTCGACGTACCAGTACGCACTGTAATTACGTCGGTAGCTGCAAGAGTGATACCGAAGGTCAGCGCAGTGGTTGAGTTTGGGGCAAAGCTTGTGTCATAGACTAGGGCGTTTGTTGTGCCTGCTGTTGCTCCAGCTACGCGAATAAATACTCGTCCAGTTGCAGCAGTACCAGTGTCGTTGGTGATCGAGATTGTGCTAATCACCGCTGACTTTCCAGCACCAACTGTATAAAGATCAGCATTGTTAGTGTCGGCAGGCGCTGACTGTCCTAGCACTTTGTAAGTCGTAGGCATGAACCTAGGCTCCCATCATCATAAATGTATCGCTGTATGTGATCACAGGCGGTACGTAATCGGTTATCTGTGAAATTGTGTGAGTGTGCACTGTAGGCGCTTTACCGGCAAGAGCAGTAGTCACTGTTCCAGCAAAGTTAGCGTCATCGCCAATTGCAGCAGCTAACTCGTTTAGTGTATCAAGAGCAGCAGGTGCTGCATCTACGATCAGCTGAACTCGACCGTCTACATAAGTCTGTAGGCCGGTGACATCGCTTGTTGGGTGAGTGTGAGCAAAGTCTGTAATGTCAGCTTTTACGTGAGTGTGTGCAGAAGGTGTGAAAGTTGTTGGCTTGCCAGTGACGTCAGTCCACGCAATGCTGCCTAGGTTGTTTGAAACCCAAGCTACGCCACTCCACTTGTAAGTTGAATTGCCAGCAGTGAAAATGTCATTTACTGCCGGGCTGTTAGGGAAGTCGATCGCTGCCATTATAGAGCGCTCCAGTATTTGATAACCGCTACGCCAGAACCACCAGCACCGGAAGCATATAAGTTGCCCGTGTTTCCAGAGCCAGCGCCTCCGCCTCCACCAGTGTTAGCTCTTCCGCTAGTTGCAACTACGGTGTTATTTGCAAAGTTGTGCTCTCCATAACCTCCGCCATTTACACCAGCGCCAACGTATTGGTTTCCGCCAGCTGCGTATGGACCACCGCCACCACCAAAGCCAAAAGCTCCGGGCATGGCAGGCACAACAGCACCATAAGAAAAGCTAGGAACAGAACCACCAGCTCCTCCAAGCCCAGCACCTCGCCCTGGCGTTTTACCGTTGGCCCAGTTTGCGCCCTGTCCGCCACCCCCGCCAACTATTGAAAACAATCCACCAAAAGAAGAAGTTCCTCCGGTTCCACCGTGAGCGTTAGGGTCTCCTCCAGCAGACGCCCCACCGCCACCAATAGTCACGGTGTAAGAAGTCCCCGGTGTGACTGTGAGAACTGCGTAATCTACGCTACCCCCGCCTGACCCCGGAATGTTTCCGTTTCCGGCATTAACTCCACCGCCACCGCCACCGCCACCACACATAATCAGTTCGACTGACGTGACATCGGCAGGTGCGGTCCAAGATTGAGTTGAGTCAATCTTTAAAACTTTTTGAATCTTCGATGCAGCGCTAGGCGCTGGAAAAACTGAATAACCCATTACGCTACCTCGACTCCTGAGATGTGGAAGTTGACAGCTACGTTAGACGCAAAACCAGTGACTAGCTTTGTTGCTGCAACTGCCTGCTTTAGGTCAAAAATTGCAAAAGAGTTAGCAGCGATAGACACATTTGGCACCATCACTACGCCATCAATTGCGATGGTTGCAGTCTGAGCTGCGCCATTAGTGTTAGTGATCACGATGTTAGTGATTGTGGTGGTTGTCGCAGCTGGGACAGTGTAGAGGGTTGCGCTTGATGTAGCTGCTGCACCTCTATAAAGAGCTTTGATTGTTGCTGGCATGTTTTCTACCTATCCTAGTAAGCGCCAATAACCTGAAGCGCGGTGTTGTCATCTAGTGCTGGCTGTAAACCAGTCACGTCAGATATTGCGTGGGTGTGCACTGTGCTTGCTTTACCAGCAAGATCAGTAGCCAAGTTTGTGACCTGAGACTGAGCAACTGTTATACCAGCCTGATTAATGCCAACTGTTTGAGTTCCAGAATCGTAGGTGATCGGAGCGGTTGCAGCAACTACTCCCGGAATACCCTGCGGTCCAGCTGCACCAGTTGCACCAGTTGCACCAGTTGGACCGGTTGGACCTTGAATACCAGCCGGGCCAAGTGTTCCCGGGTTTAGTTCAACCCAGTATCCGTCGTAGCGAATAAAAGACTTGCCTGCTAGATCTCCGGTATCTGCTGAGCAGTACCAAATGTCACCAATGTTTGCGCCAACTGGACTAGTCTCGGCAACGAAGAAACCGCCACCGCCTGAGCCTCCAGCTGATGCGTAAGGGATCGAGTTCCACTGTGTAGTTCCACCAACACCAAACTTAAATTTACGTGTGTCAGTTTCTAGCCCTAGTTCACCAGCGGAAAGAACAGGGTTGACTGAAGCCCACTGAGCAGCCGTACCGGCTCGGTGCTGAATGATTGTTATTGCGGGCATGGGACCTCTCTAAATCCTAGGTTCATCATACAACATTATGCGCTATTTACCCATAAACCTGTCGAGGCTTGGTAGCGCAAATATTGACCGTCAGTCGGGCTAGTGATCTTGACGTTGTGAAGTTCGTCTAGTTCAAAGCCGTTCTGCACTTTCACGAAAATCTTGCCTAAGCTGTTGTGGCTTCGAATACAGAAACCAACCAATACCATATGGTTAGGTGCCGACGGCTTAGTTGATGTCATTCCACCGGGGGTTGTTGGGCTTAGCCAGATCGCAGCACCCTCAGTCAACGCTGACGTGTTGAGATTGGTCATCATGCCAAACTCAAGGACAAGCCCCTCTTTATTTTTAGGAATTGTTTCGTAGGTCACACCAAAAGTCTTAGACGATGTCCCTTCGGCATTAGATTGACCAAGCTGGATTAGCGGGTGAATTCCGTTTGATCCAGTAGGGTAAACCACAGTTCCCCTAGGAATTGCAGCAGCTGTGTCGTTCCTGAAGGTTGAGCCAACCATGCTTGCCATAAGCTCTGCTGGTACACCGGTCAGGTCGGAAAAACTGATGCGCTTAGAGTCACGTCCGTTATGGGTGTGATTGCCCGGCGATGCCTGAGATGGGTTCTGCCCTAGCGTGTGGTGAAGCGCACCGGCACCGGCGTCTTTATCTGCGTTCAAGTGCATCAAGTTCACTTCTTCGGCAGAATACATGCGTGGGATGTTTGGCATGTTAGAATTCTAACGCACTAATAGAGGAGACGACTATGAGTAAAGCCAAGCAAATTGGCACACGCGCCGAGACAGCAGTAAGAAACTACCTGCTCTCGGCTGGCTATGACCCCTTGGAAGCTCACCGAAATGTACTCAAAGGATCAGACGACGAAGGCGACGTCTGGCTACGAGAGTCCTTCGGCCTACTGGTATTTGAAGTCAAAGGTGGCAAATCTGCCAAGGAAGCATCCTACGGTCAGATCGAGAAATGGTTCGCCGAGTCACAGTTAGAGAGAGACAATGCTTCTGCTAAGTTTGGTTTTCTTGTCACTCAGCGTGCTGGCGTGGGCTACCCTCGATCAGGTGAATGGTGGGCGTATGCAAAACTGGGCGACCTTTTCTATCTGCGTACTAAGCTCGAACATAATTCTGATGTCCTTGTTCGGATCACTCTTGCTGAGCTCGTGGGGCTAATTCGTGGCTAAAGAGCTAGACCTTACTGACATCTTTCTCCAGCTCGGAGAAGGCGTTCAGGCGTCTGTTCATACCCCAAACCTGTACGACTACGTGCCGTCAGATAAGCAAAAAATGTTTCACTCTGATCCGCACAAAGACCGGTTGTATATTGGAGGCAACCGTTCAGGTAAGTCGCTCGGGTCAACGATCGAAAGTATCTGGTGGCTCACGCATACGCATCCGTATCGCAAGACCCCAGAGGGCCCTATTCGAGGCCGTGTCGTAGCCGTCGACTTCCTGAACGGTGTTGACAAGATTATCCTCCCGCTTTACAAGCAATGGATGCCTAAGAAGTTTTTGATCAACGGTAGCTGGGAAGACTCCTACTCTAAAGAGCGCCACGTGCTTACTCTGAACAATGGCTCGTTCGTAGAGTTCATGTCTCAGGATCAGGATCTAGACAAGTTTGCGGGTTCATCTCGTCATTTCATTCACTACGACGAAGAGTGCCCGAAAAGCGTTTTCAACGAGTGTAATATGCGTCTCGTTGACACAAACGGAGACTGGTGGATGAGCCAGACTCCGGTTGCAGGTATGGAATGGATCCTTGAAGATATTTATCTCCCGGCTAAAGAAGGCACTAAAGACATTGGCGTTGTCGAGGCTACGATGGATGACAACCCTACCCTTAGCCGAGAAGCTATTGCTCGAGCGATGGCTAACCTCACCCCAGAAGAGCAAGAGATCCGCCGAAACGGACAATACGTACATCTTGGCGGTGCAGTCTTTCCAGAATTCTCACCTGTCACACACTGTATTCCTAAAGGGCAATTCAAACCCACTACAAAGCATCGAATTATTCGAACAATGGATAGCGGATACACCAACCCCACCGCTTGGCTGTGGATGGCAGTTGACCAAGACGGAACTATTGTCGTCTTCCGCGAGCACTACCAAGCAAAATGGAACGTCGCTCAGCACGCTGAAGTAGTCAACAAGATTACCCGGGAGATTACCCACGATTTCGGCTCTGAGCTTTACTTAACTACAGGTGACCCAGCGATCAAGCAGACCAAGGAACACACTGGCACCTCGATCTTGCAGGAGTATGCCAAGCACGGCATCTACATCGCGGTGGATAATATCCCAACAGATCGCCGAATTGGGCTTGAAAAGATCCAGCAATACCTAAAGACGAACCCTAAAACTGGCAAGCCTTACTTGATGATTACGGACGATTGCCCTAACCTAATAGCCGAGCTACCAAAGCTAAAATGGAAGAAGTACGCCAGCCCTAAAATCGCTGAGCAGAAAAATAAGCAAGAAGATATACGAGACAAAGATAACCACTGCTATGATGCACTTAAGTACGCCATGACCTTTATGGACGACTTAACCCCAGATGGGGAACCTTATCAACCAAATCGAGACGGATTTCACAGCACCTTCAACGATCGATACCAGTCAACATCACCGGCAAGAGATTACGATGATCAAGATGAATGGGGTAGTAGTTGGAGAAGTTCTAGCTCGATTGCTCAGTTAGAAGGATACTAATGAGACACTTTCACTACTACGAAAACGGTGGCCCAGCCCCTAGCTCGTGTATGTCCTGTGGACGTAATAACCAACTCTTTGACCTAGGTCGAGAGATCCCAGTTGCCGGTGGCATGGCTCAGCTTTGCTTGACTTGCACCAAGGAAATTGCCCTATTTATCGGCTATGCCGAACGAGCTCCGCTAGATGCCGAGATCGCCCAACTCAAGGCTGATATTGTTTCACGTGAAACAGAGATTGCAGTCATTCCAAACCACACTGAGGAGCTAATCAATGGAATTCGTCGTAGCCTTACTGATTTTATCTTCGCTATTTCTTACAGCGATTACGCTGATAAGTCTGCACCTGTTCAGGATGATTCAGAACCAGACAGCGGAGAACACGAAGCTAGCGAAGTTGCAGCAGGAAAGCGTAAAGCACCTGTCAAACCTGCTAGCAAGTAAAGACCCAATGGCATTTCAGCAGGTTGCAGCAATGACAGCACCTGCCTATGAAGGCTATACTGGACCTATACTCTCTGGTGACGAATTGGAGTTGGCAGAGTACGAGAAGAAACTAGAAGGTTCCATGTGGAGCGCTTCGCTAGGTGATTCGGAATAGGTTTATGGCTGGCGAACAGTATTTTGACGGTAAGACTAACTCTTACCTATCAGGCACCCCTATGGAAGGGGAGATGGCTGATGAAACCCTTATCAACAAGTTCAAGAAAAAGGACGAAGCCAAGAAGCTAGTTGCGTGGGTTAAGTCAGAGTACGAAAAAGCCAAGTCAGCTCGTAAGTTAGAAGAGCAAGACTGGTATCTACAGCTTGCTTTCTACAACGGCTACCAGTACCACGACTGGAAAACTGTAGGCCAGAGCCAAGTTCTACAAGAAGAGCGCAACCCACAGGGCAAGCCTCGTGTAATCATCAATAAGATCGAGCCGATCATCCGTACCGAAGTTGCAAAGACTACTTCAGGAAACCCATCAGCTCAAGTTATGCCTGCATCTAACGATGAAGACGATTTGATGGCTGCATCAGCTGCCGAACAAGTTTGGCAGTCGCTGTACGACAAGCACTCATTCCAAACTCGCAAACTTCAGCCTGCTGAATTCTGGCGTGCTACCTGCGGAAACGCATTTATCAAAAGCCTATGGGATCCGTCAATCAAGCAGATTACCCCTACCCCAGTCGTTGACGAGTTCACCGGCCAGAAGCGTGTAATCCAGCAAGAAACAGCTCGTGGCGACGTAAACTTTGAAGTTGTTTCTCCATTCCACCTATTCGTGCCAGACTTGGCTGAAGAGGACATCGAGAACCAGCCATACATTTTCAACGTCTACACAAAGAGCGAGCAATGGGTCCGAAGCAACTTCGGCTCAGTGCTACCTAAAGACTTCAAGCCTTCAAAGATCTCAAGCACTGAAATTATGAACGCTGCTTTGATGGATGCCAAGGGTTCAAACGAAGCATTCCCAGACGCTGTTCTAGTTATCGAGATGTGGGCTAAGCCAAACGGTTGCCCTTATCTACCAAAGGGTGGCCTTATCACCATCGTAGATAACGAAATTGTACAGATGGCAGAAAACGGCATTCCTTACGCACACAAGGAATACCCTTTCGCTCACTTCTATGGCATTTCGACCGGTCGTTTCTACCGTCGTTCAGTAATCAAGAACTTGATCCCACTACAGCGCGAACTAAACCGCACTCGCTCACAGATCATCGAAGCTAAGAACCTAATGGCTAAGCCTCAGATGATGTACGTCGAGGGCGCTGTAAACCCAAACAAGATTACCGCTCGTCCGGGTATCTGGATCCCGGTTCGCCCGGGCTTTGCGATGCCCCAGCCGGTTCCAATGCAGCCACTTCCTAACTATGTTCTACAGGAAATTGACCGCATTCAGTCTGACCTTGAAGACATTTCAGGCCAGCACCAAGTTTCACGTGGCGAGTCAGGTGGCGTGACAGCTGCTACCGCTATCAGCTACTTGCAGGAACGCGACGATGCTTACCTAAGCACCGTCTTTAACTCAATCGAAGCCGGTATCGAGAAGATTGCTCGCCAGTCACTTAGCCTGTTTGTTCAGTACGTTGATCAGCCACGTCTAATCAAGACTGTTGGCCTTGACGGATCATTCGACGCAACCGTGCTATCTGGTGCCGACATCGCATCCGGCACAGACATTCGTGTTGAGTCAGGTTCGGCTCTACCTACTTCTAAGTCTGCACGTCAGGCTCTAATCACAGAGTGGATGAAGCTTGGCTTTATCTCACCGCAGGACGGTCTACGCATCCTAGACATGGGAATGCTAAAGCAGTTCTACAACACCTTGAAGATCGACGAGAACCAAGCTCAGCGCGAAAACTTGATGATGAAGAAGCTAACCGCAGATCAGATCACCGCTTACCAAGAAGAATGGGAAGCCGGTGCTGCTCGCGGAGATGCAGACAAGATCGTTCCGGGAAGCGTGGACGCAAACGGACAGCCTATTCCTTTGGCTGTTCCTGCTGTTATCCCAGTTCACGGCTACGACAACCACGCGGTACACATCGAAATTCACAACCGTTTCCGCAAGTCACAGGCGTTTGAAATGATGCCTGACGAGATCAAGGCAGAGTTCCAGAAGCACATCTCGATGCACGAATCAGCTTTGCAACAGAAGATGATGGAGCAGGCTATGCAGGCACAGGTTGCAGAACAGACTCAGGCAGCATTGCCGGGAGCAGAGGCTATGCCGGATCAAACTGGCATGACCGCTGAACAACTACAGTAAGGAAAAAGAATGTCTGAAGAGACGCAGCAAATTGCTGACCAGACTACTGAGACACCAGTAGTAGAAACACAGGCCGAAGAGCCTAAAGTTCACCCGGCTTATGAGAAGCTGCTATCTGAGCTTCCTGAAGCTTGGCACCAGAAGGTGACCCCTCACCTACAGGAGCAGGACAAGTATTTCCAGCAGCAGCTTGAGAAGTACACTCCGTTCAAAAAATACGTCGAAGAGGGTATCCCAGTTGAGTTGATCGAGGGTGGCCTAAGCCTTGCTCGTTCACTCGAAGAAGATCCAGTCGACACCTACGTGCGCCTACAGAGCTACCTAAAGCAGCAAGGTATGTTGCCAGAAGAAGCACAGCAGGCTGCCAAGGATGCAATGGAAGAGGCTTCAGGCGAAGACTTTGACGACCTATTCGATGGCGAAGAAGTTCCTAAAGCACTAAAGAAAGAGCTTGACGCTCTACGCGCTAAGACTGAAGAAGTTGAAAACTGGCGCAACGAGCAGCAGTTGGCTAAGGACACCGAGGAATACACCATGCAGCTTGATGCTGACATGGCTAGACTTCGTGAAGTTCACACCATCAACCCAGCCCACGAAAAGGCTATCTATAACCTAATGGATGCAGCACTTGCATCTGGACGTGAGATCACAGTTGCTCAAGCTGCAAAAGAGCTTAGCGACATGATCGGCGGTTTGCCATCAGCTCAGCCACAAGGCGGAGAACCGGCACCTATGGTTATCGGATCAGCCGGTGGCGCTGGAGTCATCGCACCAGATCTTTCAATCCCTAAAGATTCACAGGGTAAGAAGGAAATGCTGGTCAAGATGATGGAAGAATACCGTCGGGCTAACCAGTAAAAATTAGCACAACAGACAGAAATGTCTAATTGTGATAATGTACAAGTGTCTAAGTACAGCCACCTAAGAGTGGTCAGGGCAACGGCAATCAATCGTTAATTCTGTTTACTCTTAGGAGAGTGAAATCATGGCAGGTCAAGGAATTTTGACTTTCGCCTCAGAGGCTCTGAAGCTCGTCTACGGCGACATTCACGAGCAGCTGAAGGACAAAAACCCAGCACTGGAGTTCTTCCAGTCAACAGCTCAGAACATCACCAACAACGGTAAAGAAGTTCGTTTCGACACTCACATCGGACGCAACCAAGGTATCGGTGCTCGTGGAGTTCGTGAAACTCTACCTGTAGCAGGCGCTCAGAAGTACAAGCAGGCTTCTCTTTACCTAAAGAACCTATACGGTTCAATCGAGGTAGACGGTCAGCTTTTCGAGCAGGCTACTGGTGACCCAAACGCATTCGTTAACGTAGTAGACGCTGAAGTTTCAGGTCTAAAGCGCGACGTTGCACGTGACCTAAACCGCCAGATCTACGGCGATGGAACCGGAAAGCTAGCAGCTGTTAAGACAACTGCTACTAGCACCACCATCGTTATGGACAACGCACAGTGGGTTGAGCCAGAAATGGCTGTTGCTCTACTAGACGGATCTGACCTAACTGACGGTACTCCAACCGTTAAGGCAACCGTCACCGTTGTATCTGTAAACGAAGACACAGGCGCTGTGACCTTCTCAGCTTCAGTTGCAGCAGTTGCAGGTGACATCATCGTTCGCGGTGTGTCAGGTGTTAACTCATTCAACAAGGAGCTAACTGGTCTAGGTGCAATCGTAGGTTCAGGCAACTCACTACACGGTATTGATGGCGCAACTGTTCCAGTATGGAACTCAACCATCAAGACTCTAGGTTCAGTAGGTACCCCGGGTACTCTAACCGAGCTTGACTTGATCAGCCTTGTTCAGAAGGTTGACAAGCAGGGTGGCGAAGTTGACGTATTCCTAGCAGCTCCGGGCGTTTACAACGCTTACTGGAACTTGCTACAGGGTCTACGCCAGTTCGTAAACGGTGCAGGTCTAACCGGTGGTCAGCGTTCATTCAGCTTCGAAGCTCTTGGCAAGCCAATCAAGTTCGTATCTGACTACGCAGCTCCAAAGGGCACTCTATACGCTCTATCTTCAAACCAGCTTGTGATCAACCGCAAGAAGGACTGGTCATGGATGGACCGTGACGGTGCTATGTGGCAGCGCGTTGGCGACACTGACGCCTACCGTGCGACTTTGTACCAGTACTCAGAACTAGGTACCTACCGTCGTAACGCACACGCTAAGCTATCAAACATTGCCGAACTAGGCGCGTAATAGCTAGCTGAAAAAACTCCCCCTGTGCCTGTCCGTCTCGCGGGCACAGGGGGTTTTTCATTAGGATAGATGTATGGACGTAATTGACTTTTCCCGCATAGACGGTTTGTATAGCCCTTATCAGCGCCGAGTATCAGAAGTGATCAGGGATGTATTCCCTACTGTTCGCTTGATCCGCTTAGAGATGGGCCACCCTAACTTCAACCCAGATAGGCCGTTTGCGCTTGTAGATGAACCATTAGGTGTTCCGTCCTACGTCATTCGCACGCTTCACGAATCAGAGATCGATCACCGGTTGCTAGCAGAGCTGCTACGCAACAACATGAACGACCCAAATTCTGAGATAAGTAAGCTACGATTGTTAGAGATGGCAGAGGCAGCGATGGATGCCAAGCGCGAACAAGAGTGGCGAGAAGAGCGTAAAGACGTACTCAAGAGCGCTATGAAGTCGCATAAGAGCACTTGGTCTCACAACGGTAAGACAATTAGGAAGTAGTCATGGCAGCCGAAGAATTTACTCACACAGGAAACGACGTATCGCTCCGCGTTCGCTCACAATTTGGTGACACTTCAGGTGCCCAGCTTGGTGACCCGGCGCTGCTATCGTGGATCAATGACGGTCAGAGAGAGATCGTCAACTCGAACCCAATCCTGCGTGACGTAAAGTATTCAAACCTTGTAGCTAACCAGTCAGACTATACCTTCCCTAATGATAAGGTGCTAGTTATTGAGGCTATCTATGTCAACGGCTACCCGCTAAAGAACCTGACCCCACAGGCAGCTCGCGACTTTATTCTGTCAGCAGATCCAGAGAAGATGCTCAAGGCTGAGCGTCCGGAAATCTGGTACGAACGTGCCGGTGTGATCTCGCTTTACCCGGTTCCGAACAAAACCTTCACTAACGGCTTGAAGCTTGAGTTCATCAAGAACCCTACTTCTTTGGTCACCTTGTCGGATGCTTTGAGTATCCCAGATCGCTACTTCAACGAGCTTGTAAACTATGTAATCTCACAGGCGCTTGAAATGGACGAAAACTATGATGCTGCCAACTACAAGTTCCGCCAGTTCCGTGATGGCCTAGATCGCCTATTCACTAAGGACACTCAGTCGCAAGACTCGCTTTACGGCGGAGTTCTAGCTGATCCGAGCGATATTTACTAATGTCACAGATCATCCGCGAAAGAAGTGCTGCACTCCAGCAATTTACTGGTGGTCTAAATAACTACTGGGACCAGTCGTCTATTGCCAATAATGAGCTAGCCGACATTATCAACTTTGAGTTCACGACTAACGGTTCGATGATGTCTCGCCCGGCTATCTACCCAGAGAAGAAAGCGGGCAATGTTGTTTATACTCCGGTTGCTGGTCAGCCTGTTGACATTATTGGTACTTACATTAAGTCAGACGGCACCCGCTATCTAGTTGCAACTACAAACGCTAAGACTTGGATCTATCAGGTTGAAACTCAGCTCTGGACCGAGATCGCTAGCTTTGCAGCGACCGACTGTACTCAGTACCTAAACAAGATTGTTCTTTCCTCGGCCACTGCGGGTCAGGGCGGTTATTGGGAGAATGGTACATTTACCAATACCCCAACAATGCCTGCCCTAGGTGGTATCGAGCTTTTTCAAACCCGCTTTTTTGGCTTTGGCGTGCAGGGCACCGCTACAGCAAACATCGTTTACTGGACCAATATCTCAACCGCCGGCCCATCCGGCGAGTCTACTTCGGTCTGGAACTGGCTAGACGCCAACCTAAACTACATGTACGTCGAGATCGGTGGTGGTGACGGTCAATGGATCACTGCTATGGCTCAGGGCTACAACGACATCGTAATTTTCCGCAACCGCTCAACCTACCGCTACAGCTACGGTGACGTGCCTGAAGAGGGTCAGATGCAGGTTATGCAGCAGGACATCGGGGCTGAGTCTCGTCGATCTGTAGTCAAGTTTGAAAACGCACACTTTGTTTTATCTGGTGGCATCCTTTACAAGTACCAGAACTGGCTGTACTATCCACTTAACGCACAACGAGTAAAGTTTGAAAAATACGATAACTTTACCCGGCGTTTTCAACACGCAGTTAGCATCGTGGGACGTCGATGCCTTGTCTGGCACAACGGATCCATGTATGCGTACAACCTAGACACGGACACATGGAGCGAATGGGAAAGCACGTCAAGAGCCGCGTATTTTTGGACCGTACCGCGACGGTCAGAAGAATCAGAAGAATCTCTTTATTTTGGTATCACTGGAGACAGTCTCCAACAGCAGCAGGGCCTTACAGACTTTTGCTTGTATCGTATAGAAGACTCCGCAGTAAGCGCCGTTGGTTCTGAAGAGTTTGTCTGCTACCTAAAAACTAAGATTTACGACTTCGATACCCCTGTGGAATGGAAGCGTCTTTACTTCTGGGCAGCCGACCTTGCCACAGCACGCTTGGTTCGTGCTGGTGTGGTACCGGTTGCGCTTACTGAGCGTCCGGTGGCAGTTAACTGGGATGAGCTATCTCAAGAAGGTCAGTACGACAACCAGTTCTACAACTGGGATGAGCTCAGCAAAACTGACAGTGGTGACCTTGTATTCAGCACTTGGGATCGTCCAAAGCAGCCGGGAACAATCGAGTCTGTTATCCGCGACATCCCAGCAACCGGAGCGCCGGTGCGCCTAGAGGCCAAGCTCGATAACGCTCTAAGGTTTCGCCGAATCTACTTTGAGCTATACTTGAGTTGTGACGGTACGGCGTCCACTTCACCTGTTCAGGTCTTCAGCATTATGCCGATGATCGGCGCAAAGGCAAAGATCGCTAAGGGAGCAAACTAATGGCAGAACGCAATGCCAAACTCGGCAACTACGAGTTCAACCCTTACGCTGCTGGAGCCAAGATTTATAGCAACATGACAATGAGCCCTACTTCTGGCCCTGTGGACAAAGCTGGCTATGCAGAGCGTGATCGTAGAAAAAAGGCCAGAAGAAACGCAGTTCTTGGTAAAATACAGGCAATGAATACTGGTGCTTTTGCCAGTCCTGACGTTCTAAGGTTTATGAGGTAATGCCAGCTCTTCCAGTTGGGGCCAAAGCCCCGGGTTCATCCCTAGCAGCTAAATCTAAAGCGGTTGCTACTAAAACAGCTACGCCTAAGACAAAGACACCTATCAAGGTAAGCACACCTAAAGTCACAACTACTCCGGCTCAGGACGTGGCTAACCAAATGAAGGCTCGTGAGGCACTTCGTCAGGATGACATCGCTTCTCAAAACGCTATGAATAGGCAGGCTCAGGACATGGCTCCAGTAAATCCTGCTGCTCAGTGGACTTTAGAATCAGATCCTCTTTACCAGATGGCGCTCGCCGGAGGCCAGTCAGAATTCAACTATGCTCGCAATGCTGCTTTGGCAGATAAGCAGACTCAAGAATCAATGGCTGCATCTGAGCGTAAGAATCTTGACACTGGCGCAACTGAAGCTCGTCGCCGTCTTGCTGGAAACTATGCAGCTCGCGGAATGGCTGGCGGTGCAGCTGGTGCGCTATCACAGGCTGAGGCTCGTGCTAATGCTGAGCAAATCGCTGCAAGGACTTCAATTCAAAACAAGATCGACGCTCTAAACCAGCAGTTCCTATCAAACTACGGCGCTGTTGGATCAGACTGGACTGGCACACTAGCCGGACAGCAATACAAGTCACAGGCTGCTCAACAGGCTCTTTCGGCACAGTTGGCTAGATACGGAAGCATCTAATGGACATCACAGACATCATCCCACGTATTCCGACAGCTGCTGGTAGCGCAAAGCCAGTGACACCAAGATCGATCGCTGCCGTGACTAAGCCACCTATGGCCACTAAGCCAGCTGTGTCTTCAAAGCAGACTGGTGCTACACCGACTCCTATGGCAAAGCCAGCTCCTACTACATCTGCACGTAGCGCTGCATCTTCAGGCACTGGTACTCAAAAGTTCCTAGCTGACATGCTTTACGCAGATCCAAGCAAGCAATTTGCTCCTGCGCTTGACTATCTAACCCAGCAAGAACAGGCTGCTAAGGATCGCTACGGAAAGAACAAAGCTAGCCTTGAGAGCATCCTAGGCACACTCAGCGATCTCTCAGCAAAAGACTCAGCTCGAATCAACGAGCAGTTCACCCAGTCAATCACTCAGCAGCAGCAGGCTCTTGCAGCTCGTACAGCTGAGGCTCGTGCAGGCTCAGCAGCTGGTGTTGCTCAAGCAGCTGCAACTGGTGCAGAACGTGGCGCTGGTCCGGGCATGGCTGTAAACCCAATCCAGACTGCGACTGAAGAAGGCATCGGTCAGTCAAACGCCTACCAGCAAACATGGGAAGGCCTAATGAGGGCTAACCAGATGCAGGCCGTTCAGGATACCGCTACACGTCAAACAGGCTTTGGTTTCCAGCAAGCTCAGGCTGTTGCTGACCTACAGAAGGGCCTTGAAGATCGACTACTTGCTCTTAGTGGCAACAAGGCTCAGGTTCAGTCTGACATTGCTCAGGCTAAGTACTCTGCACAACAGAAGGTTCGTGAGGCTAAGTACGGTGAAGCCTTGGCTGCTGCTGAGCGTTCACGTCAGGCTGCTGCTGCTGCTGCTGCTGCAAAGAACAGCTTTGCTCCGGGTATTCAAGGCGTTCAGCAAAAGGCACAAAAGGCTGGCGTAAACTTTAACGATCTAGACGCTAAGCTAACCGAGGCTTACAACTCAGCATTTGCTACATTGAACCCAGACGGTGGTGCGACACGTGCGCTACAGAAACCAAGCAAGGCTGAAATTATGGCTGCTTGGAGTAATTTCAACGCTGGAGATCCTACTTCGCTTGCACTTGCTAACGAGCTAGCTGGCTTGCTATACACTACGAGATAACTGTAAACTTGCAGTAACGACTGCATAGGACGGTTCTTTTGGCAGATAACAACAGCCCCTTCAAACCAGTAGCACCTTTTAAGAAGGGCTCAGCTTCTCCGTTTGCGAAGCCGGGCACACCGTCTACAAAGCCTAACGACGCACTAGGGAACATCCTCTCCTTTGGTCAAACTGCAATCGACACGATCTCAACCCCGCTTTATTTTGTAAGCGGTTTGGTCAACGCCAGCATCGACAACGCTCAGGGTGAACGCGATAAATCAGGCAAGACATACGACGTTCTAAAGCGTGCAACTGACAATGCGTTTGCATGGCAGTCTGGCAAAAAGGTCACTACTGGTAAAGACATCCTTGAGAACCTTGGCTACCTAAAAAAGGGTGGCAGTCCGGCTGATGATCCAAACAGCGTAGCTGGCTTCACTTCAGGCTTGATGACTGACATCTTGCTTGACCCACTTACTTATACTCCAGCTGTACTGATCTCGGCTCCGCTAAAGGTTGCAGCCACAACTGGTCGTGCTGCTATTCGTGCAGCAAACATCGCTCGCAAGGGTGATGTAGCAGCTGATCTTGTAGCCGGTGCCAAGAATGTTCCGGTATCTACGCTCGAAGACGTCACTACAGTTCCGACTACTCGTAAGCCAATTGTTAGCGAGCGCCTAAAGAAGGCTCAGGCTTTAGAGACAGAGGCCCCAAGCCTAAGAACAACACTTGCCAAGGCTGGCGACACAAAGATCCGTAGCGTGCTTGAGTCTGTAATGGCTAAGTCTGACGTGGCTGCTAACTACAAGTACCAGACTGTCAAGGTAAACAAAGCTGACCGTGACTTGATGGGTGCTGCAAACCAGATCGCGCTCTCAGGTATCATCGCTGGTCGCCGTGCGATGGCTGACACAATTCTTTCAATCAGTGCCCGCGAATGGCTTACCAAGCACTCTAAGGATGCCCTACGCGAGGCTAAGAGGGCTGGTACCAAGCTGCCTGCCACTGCGCTTCCTGTAGCCAGCTACGAGGCTATCAGGGCTGCTGAGCAGGCTATTCCAGAGATGACTACAGCAGAAGCTGTACAGATTACTAGCACCACAGGCGAAAAGGCTGAATTCGCTCCGTACACTGCTTACGAGTACGACAACGGAGTTTATGTCGGTGACGGCAAAAACATCTACAAGTTCAACGACATAAACGACGCTGAGCGTTGGATTACTGAGACAGTATCACCTACCCCAGCACCTGCAATTCGCGAGGTGACCGTAGGCAAGGCCGGTAAGGGCTACAACGTAGCCGTAAACGGCGAGGCG